ACCATTTCATTATCAATTTTTGCAGATAGCCACACAGGTTTGTTACCAACTAACTCCGCAAAAATAAAAGCGTTATCGCTCTTTAGCTTTCCACGCATAACTGCTTTTTCTTTAAAGTCATAATGAATTATATTGCCATTGTTATAAGGCAGCTTGCTGTCACCCGAATGTTCTTCATCATCGTCTACACCTTCCCAAAAAAACATCTTACATTCGTCAAAATACTTCGATTTTAAATGTTTTATTTTGTAGGTAAATTTCTTTTCTGGTATTGGAGTTATGTTATTTTTGATTGCATCTTTTATCTCTAATTCATTTGTCCATGTAATTTTTAAATCAAATGTTGCAAATCCAAAGCACTCAGTTACAGGCATCGAGTTATTAAAATTTAATTTATTATCTGAATATCTACCACCTTTTTTGCAACCAATATGTAGCAACATTGTAGTTAAATCAGGCGAAAAACTAGCTCGGTAGTTGTCAACGCAGTATTTTTCTTCAATTCCTTTTATTTTTGAATTGTTAAAGTATTTTAATGAGCGTTTTTTATAGTAAAGTTGATAAACAGAGCATCCATTTATGCGATACGATACGTTATCCATCTCATCAAATAACTCAGGTGCGCCATTCGCACGGTACAAATAGTTATGAAAATCATCTTTTACATCATACGGAACATGGTACAGTGCTTCCCACGCTGTTTTGTTTTCTTCCAATTTAGCATCATAGGCTTTTTTAGCCGTTACTTCTTCGGCAGTTGGATTATCTAAATCTGCAATAACACCATTCAAACGCGCTATTTCATTACTATCAATCGGTATTTCTTTGCTTATTTCTTCCTCAAATCGTTTTTTAATGACACCATCTTTCGTAGAGTATTCGCAAAATACAGCAACGCCAGCATCACAATGAATCGCTAAAATAAAACCTTCATTTACCGCCGCGCCTAATATCGGTCTGCCTAAGTCGTAAAATTCACCGCCAACCATCACAGAAGTTGAACTAGATACACCTGTGTTGTTTTCATTTGAAATCCAGCTAATCATGCTCCCGTCAATGTCAATACCTTGCCAATTCGCGTTAAAAAGGCACGGGTCAGGGTAATTGGTCGGTAGCTCATTGTTGAGCTTACTTTCTTTTGAATCTCCTGTGCCAAATTGAACGCCAAAATAATCGCATTCACCTGTTGCATACGATTTGTAAGAAAACGTTGGTGTAGGGGATTGAACTGCTAAAAAGACTTTACCCGAAGCCTCAACAACCCAATCGTAAATGAAATTACCAATTTTGCAGGTATAGCTCAAGCCGTCGAAAGTTTGCCATATACCATTTTGTCGCGCATGATTACGCGATAATGACGGAAAGCCAGTGTTTGAAATAATGTGAATCATAATCTATCCCATAAAAAAGCCGCCTCGCCAAAAATGACAAGGCGGCGATTTACCTTACAACAAAACCGTTACAGATAGTAACTTGCGCGTGCGTTAAATCCCGCTGTAGAGTTTCTAACACCAGCTTGAGCTTTGGCTTTAGCAACGCCACCTGCTAACGCATCAGACACTTCTGTTTCAAGACCAGCAAAATCAAGAGTACCTTCGCCAGTTACATTATTGTATGCAATTTCAACATCATATTTTACACCAGTCGTAGGGTGAGTGAAGCGTGCTGAGTTGAAGTTGCTAAAGAAATCCACAAGATAGGGAGTAGTAAATGCAGATTTTCCATTAGCATCTAACGCAGAAACGTCAAGCTCCAAATCTTTAATTTGCATCATATTTTGAACTTGATAGTCAAAATACGCTCTGTCTTCACTAACAACCGCAGTCAAATCAGTAACAGCTTGTTGCGCTGCCGCAATCGCCGCATTGATAGCATCAGCAACCGTTGCGTTTGGATTAACCGTGATGTAATCGGCAATTTCTTTAAGCGTGTTTAATGCGTCAGGTGCAGCACCTAAAACGGTTTGAATCGCCGTATCAATCGCGGTATTACGCGCAGCCACTTCGGTAGTAATTGCAGTTGAAATTGCAGTATTACGCGCCGTTACTTCGGTGTTAATTGCATCAACTAACGCTGTTGCACCAGATGTGCCTTGAGCTGCAGCTGCAATTACTAATGCTGTTAACGCTTCTGGCAAGCCTTGAATGCTTTTCTGACTAAATTTAATTTGTGACATTTTAAAATCTCCAATAAGGAATGACGGTGTTACTTAGTCCGACAACTGAGAAGTCATTTTTTAGCGAGAATGAAAAAAACTCGTTGTTTAAACATTGAAATTCGGTGCTTTATTCTTCGTGCCGCGACCTGTCGATTGATAATGCAAATCAAGGTGTCCCCAATATGGCGTATTTGTTGAACCGCCAGTAATGGCTGGATTAGTAATCACTTTCGTATTCACAACCAACTCGCCGTCGGGTTCAAAGATATTTGAATTAAATTGTGAAACCGTTGGACTTGCGGCTGAAATTTGTACCTCTGAAACGATATGTCCCCAGCGCGGCGCAACCGTTAAATTCGTAGCAGGTATCGTCAAGTTAAAGACTTTTTCGACAGTGAAAATATCTTGATTGTGTCCTTTCGCCCATGTCATCGAAACTTGAATCACTAAATTGCCACTAATCGCTGTGCCGTTATGTCCCCAGTGCAAATGCAAAAACAAATCAGAATTCGGTACTAAATCATGCGGTAAATGGTATTCAATGTCATTTTGGTCATTAACGGAAAAGAAAGGCTTTTGACAGTTACCACCACGAAATGCCGCCCATGTTGGCGCAGTTGTACCTGTTCGCGTGCCTATACGTCCCGTTAAATCCTTCCATGCCCATGTCGGATTTGCTAAATCAACCTTTATACCGCGCCCTAAGTCTTTTGGCAAAACTGGGTCTAAATCCCATGTTTCAATCGCTGTAAGCCTTGAATCTTGCGTAACATTTTTAGCGTCAATCGTTGTTAAATGCGTATTCTGATTACTGTCAGTTATATCGATTGCGCTTAGATGTGTGTTTTGCGTCGTATCAAGTGCTTGAATCGTCGCAATCTGTGAATTTTGCGCTGTGTTTGTTGCATCAATTGAACTCAAATGTATATTTTGAGCCGTATCCGTTGCATCAATCGTTGATAGATGTGTGTCTTGGGTAGCATTAGTGCTGTCTATATTCGTTAGATGCGTATTCTGTGTTGAATCCGACGTTTCAATCATTGTTAGCTGAGAATTTTGCGTATTATTCACGCTATCAATCGTTGTTAAATGGGTTTCTTGTGCGCTATCTGTTACGTCGATTGTATTCAAGTGCGTGGACTGAGCCGAATCAAGAGCATCGATTGAACTTAAATGCGTCGTCATTGCGGCATCAGCATTCACTAACGATTGCAAATTTTGTGGCAAACCATTGATTGAATTTTGGCTAAATTTTGGCATTTCAAATTCTCGACTGATTAACTTCTTTTATAATTTTTCTAACCCGTTCAAAGCAGCGTTTGTGCGTGTTAGCGTATTCTGTTCTCAAGCGATACAGCGTTGAGGTATCAACGAGCAAATCAACATTACCTTTTGTGACGGCATGTGAAACGCCTTGCTCAATCGCCCATGCTGCAAAGTAATAATCCCGTTCAATCATTTTAGTGTTTGCACCTTTGACAAATAAGACACAACGCCATATCTGCCATTAACATCTGTTACTAAATCATCAAATCTCGCAAAAAAAGTATTCACTGTTTTTTCAATGGCAGGTTCTACAGATTCATCTATCGTAATCGTTGTTACCGTTTCAACACTCATTTCATCGTAAATTTCAACTACGCTGTCATCGTCATAAACCATTGCCGCATTAAAGACTAATGCACCATCTGGCTGACTAGGTAGAGAGATTAAATTATTTTCAATTAAAATTTTATCGGTTGTTATCAGCTCGCTATGTTGCAAGTCACTAATGGCGGTTTCAAATTCTTTATTATTTTGTAAAACTTTTTCTTCTGTTGCTAATTTCGAAAATAATCTAATCATTTCTGTGGCGGTTGTGGTTTTGTTACTTGTCCAAATTCATACTTTTGAGGTACGCCTTTTTGTAGTGACACTTCACTTTCACCGCTTGGACGTGTGCCAAAGCTGCCTATGAAAGCGGAGAGGTAATTCTCGGATTTTATCGAATCATAAATTTTTGAATCCTTTTTGCTATAAAGTCGAAATTGAACCCAATCGCATAACGCTAAGTGATAACGTTCATTGATTTCAAGTAACGTTGCAGGCGTGCGTGACGCAGTAATTTGTAATTCATCATTTTTACTAAATTTCGGATAAACCGATAACTTTGCTGTTTTCTGGTCAGTGAAGTAGTAAGTTGGTTCACTAGGTAATTGGTTTTCCCATCCAACGTTGTAAATATCAAGTTCACGAATCGTTGTTTGATAAAGCGAATTGCTTTGTGACTGAACTTTTACCCGCGTGATAGAAACTAAATTTAGCGGCAAATCGACAACATAATCGCCGCTCACAACATCAATTTTTGTTAAGTCAATCAGTAACGATTGACGGCGACACGCTTCAATTTCAGCTTCTTTTAAATAGTCGGTAATTGCATCATCAGAAAACAAAAACGGCGCAATTAAATCGTCGGTTTGAAATCTCACATGGTCAATTAACGTTGCGAGGCTCATTAAATGTAGCTCTCTTTGGTATTTAAAATTGCGCGTGAAAAACCGCTTGCCGCGTCACTGGTTGCACTATTTATCATGTGCCTAAAATCTTCACGGTATTCGGCGGCACGTTGCAGGTCACTAAACGGTCTGCCTGCAATGGAACATAAATTCGATAATGCACCAACGGCAATCGCTTCACTGTAATGCGTGTACAAAATGTCAGGAACTTCCATTGCCAGTTGAGCAGGTTGCAGTGCAACACGAATCTCTAAACCATTTGGACTATTTGATTGTGGAAATTTCACAAGCTGCATTTCTCGCGTTTCAATTCTCGAAACGTAATAAGGTGCATAGCCAAATGTTGCGCCGTTACTTTCATTAACAGGTGCATAGTCTTCTTCATCAACCATCACCCGCATAATGTGCGTTAATTCACTACCTGCTGGAATTGTAAGCGGATAAACATTTTGACTAGTGTTAATATCCATCGTCGGCAAATCAATCTGCCACACTAAAGAGCGTCGGCAAAAATCAATGCAAGCCCTGCGCGTGTACGCAATAAATTCCATATCCGATAGTTCTGGCAATACAGGATAAATGTATGGCGAAAATTTAACTAAATCGGTCATGCTGTGAATACTCCGCGTGCGATTTGGTCTTGCATAACTTCCATTTGATAACCCATTTGTTGCTCTAACATGAAATTATTAAACATCACTTGAATCATTGCTGATAACGGCAAATCATCTGCTGGAACTAAGCCTGTGATTCGCGTGTATTCTTCTCGAATTTTCGACGCTGACATATCGCTATATGGCGTTCCTTTTGGGACTTCGTTTAGCGATTCGTCGGTTGATTTATTTGTCATTTCATCGGTAGATTCAATACTTTTGGCGTTGTCATCATTTTGTTCAACTGTTGGTAATTCAACAGTCTGCTCTAACAATGCGGTATCTTCAATTTGCTTTGCTTTTGCCACGATGTTCTCCGATAAAATTTTTGCAAATTCTAAGGTTTATCTTTCTTAGTTAATTTTAATATGAATTAAAAAAGATTTTTATTCGACGATTTGCCAATCTTCACCGAGCATATCTGTCTGAGAAGCGAGCCATCCAACGACAAATTTATCATCAGCGGTTTTCATAACTATCGAATTGACGGTTAAGTTTCCTTCTAAGTGCGCTACGCATTCAAGGTCTGCGTCCGTTTCAAAATCAATATCTTTGGTTAAAAACAAAAACATTTTTTTTCCATTCCAACCAGTACGCGCGACTTTTTTACCTTGTTTTAAGGCTTCAATCGCAAGACCGAATGTCATGCCGTCGATTGGGCGGTAAGCGTTGTCAAATTGCTCTTTTGGCGACCAAGAAATGTATCCTGTATAAAGAGGACTATTAGGCGCACCACCATCAATGTATTCGACCAAATAGCCCTCATCATCGCCGTTTTCGTCTGCTGGCAATTGCCATCCGCGCAATTCGTTGTATGCAAGGCGCGTCATCGGCTCTGCGTTAATCAATTTTGTTCCGATATGTCTTTTCATTTCGCACCTTCGTGTAATTTTTGTTTTAACAAATAGCCTTCCAACGCCCAAATCTTTTGAACCGCATTGCCGCGTGCAATCTTACGTCCTAATTCGGCATCAAAGTTTTCGGGACTTACACAGGCGGATTCGCCAGTAACATTGAATCCGTTTTTAAGCGTTAATAAACAAACGGTAAATGTTGTGCCTTCAAAAACATGGTATTGCTCAGTTTCAATAACTTCCTCAACGTGTTCAAGCGTAATACGCGGAGCAGTTATGCCTTTCTCGATAATTTCTTTTTCAATTTCTTTGTCGAAGCTCATTTTTTTTCAATCCAAATTTTGCTAAAAAATAGCCGCTGCAAACAATTCACAGCGGCTCTCTTATTGGTTACAGGTTTTGACCTGACTTACCGATTAAGCCAATCCATAAATCTGCACCTGCTTTTTTGATTTGTTCACCTGTCGCGCCTTTAAACGTAACGGTAAGCATTGCAGGTGATAAGATTTTTTTAGGCTTGATTACCTTAAAACCGTTACTTGCTGCTGATACATCTTGCGCGGTCAAAAATAAATTGCCTAATTCTGGTGCGCTACCAGTAGGAATCGTATGGTTTTTGTCTAAATCAATATAGCGAATACCGACATCAATCGTAGAGCCTACGTTATAAGTGCCGTTCACAAATTTAATTTCGTGAATTTCACTACCCGCTGGGATTTTGATTAAGTCAACTGTAACAGTATCGCCAGTATTAGACGTGATACCCATCGCACCGCCAATGGGAAGCTCTCCATCGAGGATAACGCAATTACCATAAACACCAGTGTGTTGAGTGTTTTTCGTATTCGGCGCAACATAAGTAAAATTAGCCATTTTTTATACTCCTTATGGTAGTTTTTTGGCAATTTGGAAAGAACTTGTCCCCATTGGAGGCGCGTAACTGTCAATCACAGCCACACCAAAGTCGGTATCTGCTCCCTTGATTTTGAAACGGATTTTTGAAGAACCTTCGACTACCGCCATTGATTGTTCAAGACGTGATTCGTGGTCGGCTAGGGTTTCAAAATATTTCCATGATTGTGCTGCATCAGCACCACCATTGCCGTAGGCTTTCATCAACGCCGATGCACCCATCAAAATAGCGCGGTCAACATCAACTGCTGGTGTCATTAACGATTCGTGATAGGTTTTTCCATCAACACCACCGTCATCAACGATAACAGGGTTATTTGCTAAGAATCGAATTGCATAACGGTCAAGCGGTTTAACTAAAATGCCGTTCCATGAAATGCCTTCGCCAGAAAATAATGGATGACTTTTTGCGCCTTCATAACGTTTCATGGCGTTAGTTACAGCGGTATTCCAATCAATAGCCGCAGTAGGACGTTTAATAAGTTCCCATTGACGGCGAGTTACCCATAAGATATACAACGGTTTATTAGCCGCCCAAATATCAGCCTCAAACATTGCAGAACGCATAGGGATTTCAGATTCCATAAGCATCGCGCCAAGCGTGCCAATATCATCTAAGCCCAAAACGTCTTGGTTTGTGATTGTGTCTAATGAGGTTGCACTGCCTGCAAAGAAATGTCTGTTTTTAGTCGGAGCTAAAACAGGATTGACCATGATTCGACCAAAGTTAGCCGATGTTTGCATTGGAATCGTCCAATCGTGCAATTCTTGATGACCGCGTGCGCCAGCTAAATGAACTAATGCGCGTTGGTTTTCAAGTCTTGTTGAGATTGAGCGCAAACCTTCTAAACCGATTCTGCGTAAATCATGTGGCGTTCTAAAGCCTGACATTTTTGTTGCTTCAACACCAAAACGCGATTGGTCAACTTTTACAGATTGAACACTTTGCGTTGTTGACATGAATTTACCTGTCAAAACTTCATCGCCCATAACGGGGTTGCCTTCAAAGATGTTCACAAGCGAGAATTGAACCTCGTCTGCAACGCCTTTGCCTAAGTCGGTACTAACGACAATCGGCGCACCAGAACTTGATTGCGATTTTTGGTTTTTATCGCTAATTTTTGGTGGCGTACCGCGATTCATGTTGAAGAAACCGCAGTCATCTTCAACGCCTTGAAATAAATACGGTGAATAGACCTTTGTTGCTCGGCTATCACCTGCTGGAATAAGTAAGCTCATAAAAAAGTTTCCGTCTTAGTCGGGAATGGCACGCCTCACGGCTGTACCTCCATCAATGGGAGTGCGGCGTTATCACAACGCGGCACTGGTTAAAACTATCTAGTCAAAAATCTCGTCATAGTCTTTAGTAGCCCATAACTTAGTGAGTTCTTCGGTAGATAATTGCATTACATCTTTTTGCCCCGAACCACTTGCAGGGATTACACCACCACCTAAATCACTCAAGCTGTAAGGCTTGTTCGTTGCTTCAACTTGTTGCTGTTGTTGCAATGGCATCTTTGGTGGCTGCTGACTTTGGGCGGCATTTAGCGCGTTTTGGTCAACAGTTGGTTTTAATCCATACATCACACTCATAACATCATTTAAGCGTGCAATTTTTTCCATTTCGGGCAACTGCGCTGTATCAGGATTCATAAACATGGACTGATAGACAGATTCCGCCGTTTTCCATTGCAGCTCGTTATTTTGCATTTGTGCTAGGTTCGGATAGCTTTCAATGACCGCTTGCTGCTGGGCTTGATAATTCGCAACATCTTGTTCGTACTTTGCTTGCTCTTTGGCTTCATAATGTGCAGCCTTTTGAGCGTTCGCTTGCGCGGCTTCGAGTGTTTTGCGAAATACGGCTGCTGCTTCGGGGTCATATTCTTCGAGTTCTTCCAGCTTCGCTAATGCTTCCTCTGGGATTCCAAGACTAGCTGCATCTTGATAACCTGATTTGGCTAGTTGTTCTTTTAGAACTTCGACTTCACGAGCCGCTTGTTGAGCTTGTTGCTCGGCTTTTGTTCGAGCTTCAATTTCTTCATTTAGCCGTGAGTAGGGAATAATGCGCTTCCCGTCTGGTGTTGATATGCCGTCAAATTGTGGTAACTCGTCGGTGCTATTACTCCCCGCTACGCTATCGTTTTCACTGGTAACAGGTTCTTTCGCCCCTTCATCTTTTG